GCACCACCGGTGACTGAATTTCACCCCTGTCACGAGGGGTCTCTGGAATTTCTTGCTTACCGTCCTTCTCATAAAAATCCTCATCATCTTCATCAGGTAAAGAAGCTAAAAGTGCTTGAATTTCATCGCGCATAGTAGAAATTTTCTTAACAATTTGTAACTTAGTGCGCTTAGGAACAATACCCGTTTTCCTATATTCAATAAATTGATCATGAGGGAGAACTCGAACCAAAGGATGATTTAAATAAGCCTCATCAATACGCTTAAGCTTTAAAGCCAACTGCGCAGTTGATTCGGGCATAACAGTAAGCATTGTAGGCCAAACACCTGTATTATTCAAATAAATTGAATTTGGTAATGTAACAACTCGCAATTCAACAGTATTAACTGATTGAGTATTATTACCAACAGAAAAGCCAAAAGTGGCGTTCGGTTGGAATGCTTGAACAGTGAAAGAGAAAGCTCTCTTATCACCAACTGCTTGAGTATCAAAATCAGATGCAGAGGAATAAATAAAGATTCCTCCAGTTGGTGCAACACTGCTCAAATTATTAGCACCCGTGTTCCCACAAGTAGCTATGATATCAATGCCATATATACCTGGAACAGTGAATAAAACTGTATTCGCTGTCTTAAATTCGGGAGACACAACTGATCCCGCCGTACTACCCAATTGAATAAATTGGGCTTCATTAGGAGTGTCAGGAAAATACCTAACCTGCTCGCCATCCTTATTCTCAGAGTAATCCTGCCCTTCGAAAATGTCATTCCAAAGGACACCGGACCCTGGGCCTGTATATACCGCACCATAACCACTCGAAATTCCAGTAACACGCGTAGGAATGAAGAACTCAACATCATACTCTGCCATAATCTTGCCAAAATTAGCAAGTGCTGGCACATTATCTAGAGCATAAATAAAAGCTCCAGTATCATACAATAAAGCACTAGTGCCCGACGACAAAGCAGTCGTACGCACAAACAAATTTTTAATAAATTTTTGTGAATTAAAATTAACACTAGCTTTCTGCCAGACAGGTATATTGATAGCACCTTTATAATCCATTGCTTGCACAACAGAACTAGGGGCTGCATCATCGGCATTGTAAGATGGAATTAAGACCATAGCTCCAGTTGTTGCAGATGAACAATTCGGTTCATAAAAGAATTTTAACTTCCGAAAACGGTATTCTTTAAATCCATCTGCTACCTGGCTCAACCAAGGAAAGGAAAAACCCACCCCAGGTTGGCAACTAACAACAGTAGCATCCCAAGTAGCTGCTGTTGAAGTTAAACTTGTAACCATTTCCCGATTTCTAACACGAAAACTGCCGCCTCGATTAAAACGAGGTCCTTTCTGTTTAAAAACAGAAGCTCGGGCAACAGGAGCTAACTTCCGTGACATAACAACCATGCCACTTGAAGGCTTACGCTTGGTCTTACGTTTCTTCTTCTGCTTAACAACAACTTTAATGGCTTTCGCCATTTTCTTCTTTCCTTGCTTTTTAGGAGGCATCTCCTACCACGCTTTCAAAAAGATCCTTTTGTCGCTGAGTAAAACTATTTAAACAGGAAAAACCGGTATTACCCAAAGAACCTGTTTCCAAAATAGTATACATATACATCAGCTCTTGATCAGTCTTATACACAGATTGAACATCATCATAAGAAAACTGATCTTGACCCTTGCCTGTACAAGGGGAAGTTAGCGCGATAAGATAATTATCATGGAGCCAGCGTATATATCGTGAAATTAATTCACGAACTGGTTTGCAACACCAAGAAGTTATACGCAAGGCATTGGCTTTCAATAGTGACAATCGAGCAGCAATCGCCTCATTCTCATGATCGTCACCAACTGGTAAAGACTTGTATAGTAAAGAACTAACAACTTTATCAGCATCTGGAATAGGAAACATCATTCCATATTCCTCCTGAAATGCATGAGATAAAAATTTCAAATCTCGAAGTTTACCGCATTTAGTTGCTTCAGGTTTCATTATTAAGCCAATCTCGTTCCAGACAGCAGCAACAGCTTTTATATTGAAAAAATCAACACATTCGTCTGAAACTGTCCACAATGAATCATCCCCACATAAAGCACAACTAACATTGCTATGAAAATAAAGATAATCTGCAGGTCCACCCAATTTCATCCAGGCATACACAAAAAGCATATAGTGGATCATCGTATTTGTAACAATAGTTAACGAACTACCACTAGGATTTCCCTGGAATTTAGAATACAACTCGCCATTCGGACAAATAATCTGACCATAAATAATATTTTGGAAATATGCTCGACAAAGAGCTTTAATTTCATCCGTTTGATTATTCAAATCATAAAATGAGAGAAAAACTTCCCCCAAAGCTTCTATCCAAGCAGGGTGAATAATAGCATCAAAACTACTAAAATCACCTTCAAAAGCATTCGGATGATTATTTAATGATCGATATAATTTATCCCAACCACGGGCGAACAATGAGCTACCAACTTTACTCCAAAAACCTGGAGATTCAGCCTGAGAGTAAAACTTTGATGTCATATCTCCAAACAGAGCGACACCTAAAGCTGTATTTCGAAAGCTAGCCGACGTAAAGGTTCGAAACTTATTTTGCTTAACTTTCTCAGTAGCTCGTAATTCTTCTTTTGGTGAACAAACATATATCTCAGAGACATTTCCTCTCAAAAACGCTTCCTTTAATTTTTCCATTTCGGAAATCACAAACTCAGGTTGCGCAAAAATATCTCTTTTATTACCATAACCTTTACCATAAAAACAACTACGATTATAAGGAAAACCTGGGCTAGACGATAAATTCATCATTGATTTAATATAATCAAAATCCCAGTTCACTCTTGAATTCCCCATACAAGCAAAATGCCTCTTACACCAATCCTTGCAAATGCTAAGGATCTCTGGTTCTGGACAAACTAAAGGTGATTCATACTTTCTAACTGATATATAGGCTGAATCACCATGCGGAATCCCATAAGTCCACTTGGTGTAATAATCATAAGGATCTTTATCACCGAATTGTTCTCTCATAAAACGATAGAACAAACGATCTTTTCGATCACGTTGCTTGAAATCGCATTGTTTATATGGATAACGATAACATTTCTTACTAAGAAAATATTTCCCTCTAGCTTCCTCGGGCGCCACCCCATACAAGGAAGTTAGATCTTCAACAGGAGTTAGAGGGATAAGCGAAAATGTTGCACTAAAAGTGCTTCATTTCGCTCCCCGGCCTTAACACCGCCAAGCAAATGGTCGGCTACAACATATTTACCTTGCATAATAGCCATACCACAATTACCACGATCTGTAGGTAAATTATGGAAAAGAATATCGTCTTTAACATCTTGAACTTTCCCATGAGCAAAATAATGCTCTTCCTCAGATTGGTTTCCCATACTCCAACCCCAAATTGATGCACCTATAGATGGAACAGGCCCCATCCTCACTTGTGGAATACGAACGCTACTCCTAGGATGGACAGCAAAAATAGTGGACAGACATCCTCTAATGCAAATCTTAACCTCTTTGTCATCTAAATTTTGGATGCTATCAATTTCTTTCTTAGTAAGATCTCGCTCAAAGCCAACACGATGAAATTTCACGTGAGCACTAACTAAGGTGGGAATTTCGTGATCATGAAACATAATTTGCATTTTATCACGAGCATGAAAACACTGAGCCTTCATATTCTTCACCTGTTTCTGGGAATCGAGATAACTATATTCAACAATCCCAAAAGCTTTCTTAACTTCCTCAAAATCTGATTCTGTAAGGTAATTCTTACCAACAATCATAGATTCTTGTTTCTTTGAGGAAGCTTTAGGAGACCACTTCCCAGTCTTAGCAGCGGTAGAATGTACCATGCGGCAATTATCCTGTCGTCTTATGGCACATCTCGGATTATTACAAGGGAGTTTACGAAAGTAATCTTCAGCTCCGACATGATTAAATTTACAAGTATTCCGGCGTTGACAACCCGGATCTAATCTTTCATTGTAACAATAACCCAAAGATCGCTGCGTAGCTTCAACCTTTCCTTCATACTGCTTCATAGGCTGGCGTCTTAATGTAAATAAATCCAAAGCAATATTCACAATATTAGCTCCAAAAGCTAATCCAGCACCCTGAACGGCAGCTTCACCGAAACCCATACCAGTTTCGGGCGTTTTAAACTCCTTTTGGTGTTCTTTAAAGAATTTCACTACTTCTTCAGCAGTGCCAGGAAATTTAATTACACGGAAAGGTTCAACATCAAGAAAAGCTCCTAAATTTACAAAATGTGTCTCACATTTACCATTATAGAGATGTTTTTCAATCACGACATAACACGGATTATTATGGTCACCTCGGCAGCAAGATTCAACGCCGCCACTAACAGATACAAAATCATTGTGACCAGTTGGACCTTCATTATGATAATCAGCCCAAAACTGTTCGAACTGATCGGCTGTCTGGTTCAACATCATACCAAAGGTCTCATCATCCGTATAAACAAAATGTCGTGTTTGCCATTCTCCTGAATTAGGATCAAAAAAATCATATGGCATAACATCTCCAAAATTCCTTTTCTTAGCTTTGAGCCAAGAATCAGTGTAAATCTCAAACAAAGAAGTATCAAAACGTCTTCTATCTCGATGTCGATGGCGTCTTCGCTTACCATCTTCATCACCTTCACACTGACCTTTCTTGTTATCATCTAGCTTATCTGATTCAGGTTTCTCCTTTCTCTTAAGCCATAAGATTGCACCTATAACAAGCACAAACATACCAGCTATAACCCAAGGATTTTTCAAACTCTCCATCACAGACATCTTCTCAATCTGAACAATCGAAACGGCAGGAAAACTCTCAGCCGGAGAAGCTGTAGGAAGATTTGGACCATTATCATCATCAGGTCCACCTTGCGTAAAGAAAGGAGCATTTTCTAACCTAAATCTAATGACCTTGTCCTTATGAAAGAGATCTGACAAATGATTCTTAACATCGTCAGGAATAACACCACAAGCTAAACAGATATTTTGATTAGTGGCATTATCTTTCATACCAGCAAAACAAAAACAATCACATCCAAGGCCCCCTTTGTGCGGATATTTCCTCCAACATTTCTTAGGGCTTAGCAGAGGAGTTTCAACTGGAACTATCCATCTTCTATCAACTTCCTCTAAATCTAAGGCTATTCTTGCGATTTGTTTGTAATCAGAAATAGCTTTACGCATAAAAATAGCACCTTCTAACTCTGTAATACGAACATCTATTAACAAGAGTTTATCCTCACGATGTAATTGTTCTTTATCTTCAACAAACATTGCTGGGGCTACCTCAGTGCCATGTGACCGCGCATAATGAATCTTTAAAATACGTGTAGTCATCCTACGCAATTTCTTATTCTTCGTACAGTCAACGCACCAGCCGACAGGGTCACCCTCATTTCTACCATGGATTGGAACTTCTTCTTCAAAGTCTTCATCAGGAGGAGGAACGAATTTCATCTC